CCTCCTTATGATATTAAGGATAATCTCTATGGGAGAAAGGGATCAATGCATAAAGGATTCGATCACGATAAGTTTGCTGCTGATTGCGACTCTAACAATATGGATCAGTTGATTAGTTATAATTCTGACCAACTTGTAAAAGATAGGTTTAAGGACTGGAACGCTGCCGAGTTTGATTTGACTTATACGATGCGTTCTGTTGGTGAATATATGCGTGAGCAAAAACAAAGAAAAGAACTATTGCTTTTTAATTATGGAATTGAAGGACTGGTTAAACTCGATCAATCAAACGAAGCAGAATCTAATTGATGAAGATCCTTCACTTGAGAAGGAATACGCCCCTTATATCATCAATCGTTGCTTTTCTGGGCACATTGATTGTATTATGTTTGCGAATGAAATGAATCGCTATCATTTTCTTCCAAAGAAGATGCAATATGATTTTTTGCTAAATAGTCTGAGGAAAAAGAAGAGATTTTCTCCCTGGCTCCGACAAGATAAAATCAAAGATCTTGATTATGTCAAACGTTATTATGGATATAGTAATGAAAAGGCAAAACAGGCTTTGAGAATTCTTTCAAAAGAACAACTTACTTTTATAAAATCGAAATTTGAAACTGGAGGAAAACAATGAGCGTCGTTCAAGAACCTATTGTAAACTGGACGCCTAATATGATGGTTGAAGTTTTGTTGAATGAACCTGATGACTTTTTGAAAGTTCGTGAGACTTTGACTCGTATCGGGGTTGCTTCAAGAAAGGAAAAGAAAATCTATCAATCTTGCCACATTCTTCACAAGCAAGGTAAATATTTTATTGTCCATTTTAAAGAACTTTTTGCTCTGGATGGTAAACATGCCAACTTAACCGTAAATGATATTCAGCGTCGCAATCGTATTGCTCAATTAATTGCAGATTGGGGTCTGATTACGATTGTAGATGTTAATAAAATTCAAGATATTGCACCTTTGAACCAGATTAAAGTTCTTGCCTATAAGGACAAGGGAGACTGGATTCTGGAAACTAAGTATAATATTGGTGCTAAAAAGAAAAGGGACGAAGAAACCGAATGATTTTGTAGGGAGTTCAACACTCCCTTTTTTTATGTTTATTGTATAATTAGTAGTGAACGCCGAAAGGGTTCACAAAACACAAACTCGCTTTTAAAGGAGCTACAATAATGACTAATCTTGCAACCTCAAGGTTTACATCTGCGGATCTTCCTGCCCTGATGGATAGGATTACTCGCAATAGTATTGGAATGGACGAATATTTTGATCGTCTGTTTAATCTTCACGAAACTACTTCTAACTATCCACCTTATAATCTTGTTCAAGTCAGCAATGTTGAATCTCGTTTAGAGATTGCACTTGCAGGATTTAAGAAGTCGGAAGTTAATGTTTTTACCGAATATGGTAAACTTTTTGTTGAAGGTCAAAAAGAAGATAAAGAAACCGAATCTCAATATGTTCATAAAGGTCTTGCCCAAAGAAGTTTTAAGAGAGCATGGACAATTGCAGACGATACTGAAGTCAAAGATGTAGTTTTTGAAGATGGATTGCTTTCAATTGAATTGAGAAAGATTGTTCCTCAACACCATCAGCGTAAGGACTATCTCTAAATATTAAGTATCGTCGCCGCAAGGGGAGCAACTGGCAAAATCCAGTTGACGCTCCCCCATTTTTTTGCTATAATGGGTTGAAGGAATAAAATAAAAATGTCAACTAAACTTGCATTATTGAAATCTGGAGAGACAGTCATTTCCAACATTAAGGAAATTGTTTCTGATGAAAAACCTTGTGGATATATTTTTAATAAACCATATAAGGTTCTTACAGAAAGGTCTATTCTTTTGACTGAAGAGGTAGATTACGATGCTAAAATCGAAGTATCTCTGTCTTCGTGGATTCTTCTGACACAAGACGATCAGATTCTAGTTCCGTTAGATTGGGTAGTGACGATTGTTGAACCACTTAATTCAGTTAAAGATCTTTATGAGGAGAGAGTAAATGGAAAAAACAGTTAAGTGCCTTTTGTTAAAGGTTGATAATGTAATTATCACTGAGATTATTGAAGTTGGTTCTGAACTTGGAGAACCAGATTGTAAACTCATTAATCCTTATCAAATCGACGCTGAAGGAAATTTAACTCCTTGGCCTGATGTGACAGATCAAACTGAAATGATGATTCACTCTGATAGTATCCTTACGATTGTTGACCCAAAAGAAGAAATCATTGAAAAGTATTTTGAATTGACTGCCTAATGTCTCAAAGATTTTATACAAACGTTCAAATGGTCGGAGATCACTTCTTGGTCCGTGGTTATGAAAATGGTAAACATTTCATGACTCGGGAGAAGTTTTACCCGACTCTTTTTGTCCCTTCAAAAAAGAAAACTAAATATCAAACTTTAACTGGAGAGTATGTAGAAGAAGTTAATCCCGGAACGGTAAGGGAATGTCGTGACTTTGTTAAAAGGTATGATGGTGTAGAAAACTTTAAAATCTGTGGAAACACTGGATATATCTATCAATACATTTCTGATATGTATCCGGAGGAGGAGATTAAATTTGATATTAATAAAATCAAATTAACCACTCTTGATATTGAGGTCGCATCGGAAAATGGATTTCCTGATGTAGAATCTGCGGCTGAGGAAGTTCTTTTGATTACAATTCAAGATTATGCTTCAAAGCAAATTCGCACTTGGGGTGTTGGTCCTTTTGAAAACAAGCAAAAGAATGTGATGTATAAATCTTTTGCAACTGAAAGAGACCTATTAAACGATTTTATTGCTTGGTGGATGACGGAAGATAATACGCCAGAAGTTGTAACTGGTTGGAATATTGAGTTATATGATATTCCATATCTTGTTCGTCGCCTTGATAGAATTCTTGGTGAAAAGTTAATGAAAAGAATGTCTCCATGGGGACTTGTAACTGAAAGTGAAATTTATATTGCTGGACGTAAGCACATTTCCTATGATGTCGGTGGTATTACTCAACTTGACTATCTGAATCTTTATAAGAAGTTTACTTATAAAGCACAGGAATCTTATCGTCTAGATTATATTGCTAATGTTGAACTTGGTCAGAAAAAATTAGATCACTCTGAATTTGATACTTTTAAAGATTTTTACACTAAAGGGTGGCAGAAATTTGTAGAATACAACATCATCGACGTGGAACTTGTTGACCGAATGGAGGACAAGATGAAACTAATCGAACTTGCAATTACAATGGCATATGACGCTAAAGCAAACTATGCTGATGTTTTTTCTCAAGTTAGAATGTGGGATACAATCATCTACAACTATCTGAAAAAGCGGGACATTGTTATCCCCCCCAAAGAACGTTCTGATAAAGATTCAAAGTATGCTGGCGCTTATGTTAAGGAACCTATTCCGGGAATGTATGACTGGGTGGTGAGTTTTGACTTGAATAGTCTATATCCACATTTGATTATGCAATTCAATGTGAGTCCCGAAACTCTTATTGATGATAGGCACCCAACAGTGACTGTTGATAAAATTCTTAATCAAGAATTAACATTTGAACTTTATAAGGATTATGCAGTCTGTGCTAATGGTGCAATGTATCGCAAAGATGTTCGTGGGTTTCTTCCAGAATTGATGGAGAAAATCTATGAGGACCGCACCATCTATAAAAAGAAAATGCTTTTGGCAAAGCAACAGTATGAAAAAACTCCAACAAAAGAACTGGAAAAGGAGATTGCAAGGTGTAATAACATTCAAATGGCAAGGAAGATTCAACTTAATAGTGCTTATGGTGCTATTGGTAATCAGTACTTCCGTTATTATAAACTAGCAAACGCTGAAGCAATTACACTTTCTGGGCAAGTTGCAATTCGTTGGATTGAAAATAAACTTAATAAGTATTTGAATAAAGTTCTGAAAACTGAAGAGGTGGATTATGTTATTGCTTCCGATACTGACTCTGTTTATCTTAATATGGGTCCTTTGGTTGAGACTGTATACAAGGGAAGAGAGAAAACTACTGAAGGCATTGTTTCATTCCTTGATAAGATCTGTAAAGTGGAACTTGAAAAGTATATTGAAGGTTGCTACCAAGAACTGGCTCAGTATGTAAATGCTTACGACCAGAAGATGCAGATGAAGCGTGAGAACATTGCCGAGCGTGGAATCTGGACTGCCAAAAAGCGTTATATTTTGAATGTCTGGGATAGTGAGGGTGTTCGTTATGAAGAACCTAAACTGAAGATGATGGGCATTGAGGCAGTTAAATCTTCTACACCTGCTCCGTGTCGTCAGATGATTAAGGATGGACTTAAGTTGATGATGAGTGGAACTGAAGAAGAGGTGATTGAGTTTATTGATAAGTGCCGTAATGCCTTCAAAAAACTTCCACCAGAACAGATTGCATTTCCCCGCACTGCTTCCGATGTTCGTAAGTATTATTCCCATTCAACGATTTACGCTTCAAAAACTCCTATTCATATTCGTGGGGCGCTTCTTTTTAATCATTATATAAAGGAAAAGAAATTGACCCACAAATATTCTTTGATTGCTAATGGTGAAAAAGTTAAGTTTATTTTCTTGAAAAAACCTAATATTATTCAGGAAAATGTAATAGCATTCATTCAAGATTTTCCCAAAGAACTTGGTCTTGACAAATACATAGACTATGACCTACAATTTGAAAAGAGTTTTATTGACCCTCTTAAGTCCATTCTCGATTCAATTGGGTGGAAAGTGGAAAAAACAACAAGTCTTGATTCATTTTTTATCTAATGAATTTGCCGATTACTAAACGTGAATTTGAAAAAATTCTAGAATTACTTAAAAGAACTGATGAAAAGCAGTTGTATAATAAATTGTGGACCTTTAATTTTAATAGGAACAAATGACTATGGATTTTCTTAAAGATATTGTAAAAGAAATCGGCGGTGAGTATACACAACTTGCTTCTGATATTGATGAGACGGAGACTTATGTTGATACGGGTTCATACATTTTTAATGCACTGGTTTCGGGCAGCATATTTGGTGGTGTATCTGGGAATAAGATTACTGCTATTGCTGGAGAGTCTTCTACTGGAAAAACTTTTTTCTCTCTCGCCGTTGTTAAGAACTTTCTTGATACTCATCCCAATGGTTATTGTCTCTACTTTGACACTGAGGCTGCTATCACTAAATCTCTCTTGGAGTCACGCGGCATCGACACATCACGTCTTGTCGTGGTTAATGTTGTCACCGTAGAAGAGTTTCGTGGAAAGGCACTCAAAGCGGTAGATCTTTATATGAAAAAACCTGAAGGTGAGCGTAGTCCTTGTATGTTTGTGCTAGACTCTTTGGGGATGCTTTCCACGAGTAAGGAGATTAATGATGCTCTGAATGATAAAGAAGTTCGTGATATGACCAAATCACAACTTATTAAAGGTGCATTCCGTATGCTTACTTTGAAACTTGGTCAAGCAAATATTCCAATGATTGTAACAAATCATGTATATCAAGTTATTGGATCTTATGTTCCTACACAAGAAATGGGTGGTGGCAGTGGTCTTAAATATGCTGCTTCTACAATTATTAGTCTTGGTAAAAAAAAGGAAAAGGATGGAACAGAAGTCGTTGGAAATATTATCAA